AGGCGGCGGTCAGCGCGGCCCAATCACGGTTGGCAAGAAAAAAAGAAAGACCCTAAAGACCCGGTACACCAAAGAAGAAGAATACTATCTATCTAAAGAGTTTGTAGAAAAGGTAGAACGGGGGATTGTTGAGGTAGCAGGTGTAGAGGTTGTACTACCAGAACCCATTGCAGTCCCGCAGCCTCCAGAGCAATTAGTTGAATTATCTGGTATAAAGGATGAGATTGAGCGTGAGATAGCTCAATTAATGCGGGAAAAAGAGGTTGAAGAATACAAGGTCAAGGTAAAAGAGTACGTTGACGAAATGAAGCAAATGGAAATGAAGATGTACTTCATTGCCCTTGCGCTACTGGATGAGGACTTCTGATGGATAGAGAACTGCAAGTATATTATGAAACGCTAATAGACCTGTTCAGCTCAGATGGATGGAAGACGTTTATCCTTGACCAAGAGAGTGCGTTTGAGCATTTAGTCTTCTCAGCGAGTAGAGATTGCCTTGATAATGACTCCTGGCAGTACCGCAGAGGTAAAATGGATACATTGTCACAGATTATCAATTTTGAAGAAATGATAAGAAATAGCTATTCAACACTTGAAAAAGAGAGTGTAATTGATGCAGAATGGACAGAGGTAGTGCATTAACATGATTTTGTATGATTTCCAATGTAAATGTGGCTCCAAATTTGAGGCGCTAGTCAGTATGAGCGACACAACTTACAAGTGTAAGCGTTGCGGAGAACTGGCAGATAGATTGATTTCTACGCCTCGTATCAAGCTAGAGGGATGGTCAGGACATTTCCCAACAGCGAAGCAGAAGTTTATTAAGATGCACGAGAAAGAAGCCAGAAAAACTACAAGTGAGTAGTCCTGGTAATTACCATAACCCCGTAGGGCGGTAACATGAGTAGAGAATTAGAAGACAGAGTAGCGGAAGAACAGCGATCTGCGTCAGAAACATTAGAGTCGCTTGAACAGGATATCGTTCAGGGCAGGCCCGATAAAGTTGACGATGATGATGGTCTTCCAGACAAGTTCAAAGGTAAGAGCAAGGCTGAAATAGCAAAATCTTATCAAGAGCTTGAATCATTTAACAGCAGGCGTAATAACGAGTTTAGTGAGTTAAAGCGTGTTGCAGATGAGCTACTTCAAGCAAAGAAGGCTCCACCAGAGCCAGATGTTGATGTCGATACTCTACTCGACAATCCGTCTAAAGCGATTAATAGCGCGATAGACAAAAATGAACGGTTAGCGAATATTGAGCGCCAACTTCTACAACAGGACTTAGCTAAGGCGAAGTCTGGGTTTGAAGGGAAGCATCCTAACTGGAGTGAAACTATTAATAGTAGTGATTTCCAGAATTGGGTAAACGCTTCTTCTGTCAGACAAAAGATGTTTGAAGCCGCCGATAAACGGTATAACTATGAAGTTGCTGATGAGCTTTTCACCCTGTACGACGATATCAGACAAGTGAAAGCTACTGAAAACCAACAGAATAGGACTAATCGTATTAAGGGCAATCTAAATGCCGCTGTCACCGAGACAGGTGTTGGTTCAGGTCGTAAAGAGAAACGCTATAAACGCGCCGATCTTATCAATCTGAGGATTTACCAGCCTGAGAAGTACGAGGCCATGCAAGTAGACATACGCAAGGCTTACGAGGACGGTCGAGTAGATTAGATTGCATAAATTTATTTTTGTTTAGAGGTTATTATGACTACAGTAGCAGCGTTCGGCGCAACCGGACAGGTTGGCAAAACAGATGCCGCGAATTTTATCCCCGAACTATGGTCGGATGATATTATCGCGGCATACAAGAAAACCCTTGTCATGGGTAATCTTGTTTCCAAGATCAATCACGTTGGCAAGAAGGGTGATACCATTCATATTCCTTCACCGACTCGCGGTACGGCAAATGCCAAGGCCGAAAACACAGTTGTCAAGATCGAGGCAAACACCGAAGGCAAGGTTGATATCTCGATTGACAAGCATTACCAACACTCACGCTTGATTGAAGATATCGTATCTGTTCAAGGTCTTGACTCGCTTCGTCGGTTCTATACCGATGATTCCGGTTATGCACTTGCCAAACAGGTTGATTCCGACATCATGGCTCAGTTTGAGTCTCTCGGCGGCGGTGGTGCTGCTGGCACCGGCGCATGGGCTGGCGGGTGGATTGGATCAACTGGAGCAACATTGTTTGATGACTCCGCTAGTACTAACACTGGTAACGGTGCAGACCTTACAGAAGCAGGCATTCTCCGCTCTGTACAGCGTCTTGATGATGCTGATGTTCCGATGGACGGACGTAAATTCGTCATTCCCCCGATTGCCAAGAAAGACTTGCTTGATCTTGCTGTGTACACTTCTGCCGACTTCATTTCTGGTCGTCCGACTGTTACAGGCACTATCGGTAATCTTTATGGCATGGATGTTATCGTTTCGAGCAACTGCCCTTCATTTGCTGCTGATGACCTTTCGACCATGTATCGTGCTTGCTTGATGTTCCACAAAGATGCAATTGTCTTTGCAGAGCAGATGAGCATTCGTTCGCAGGTTCAGTATAAGCAAGAATACCTTGCTGACCTGATGACCTCTGACTGCCTTTACGGTGTAGCAGAGCTGCGCGATGATGCTGGACTGGCATTGATCGTACCTTCCTTGTAAGGTAAATAGGACGGCTCCTTCGGGGGGCCGTTCTTTTATCATGGGTAAAAACTCTTATACCTACCGTATTTACTACGGTATTCTTGATGGCAATGAAATTGCTGATATAGCCCTTGTAAAGAATATAAATTACGGAGAGCGTATTGGTGATCATGGGTCAAGATCAATTATTCCAGACATAACTTCGCAGCGGAAACTAGAAGAAAGGTATGGATTCTATTCCAAGTTAAAATCTTCTATCGAGAAAGAAGGGATTAGGAACCCAATCTTTTGCCAATCAATAGAAGAAGGAACTTTCGCTAAATATGGTCTTAGTCGCCTCTGGATAGCCAAACAAATAGATATTAAAATCCCATGCATTATTGCTGACTATGTTGATCGTTGGACTAATCTCGAGGAGTTGTTCTCAATCGAAGACATTAAAGCCAAGTATACTGACATTCCTTATGACATTGAGTTAAATGAAAACTTTATGAGGATAGCGGGTTGCGAGCAAATGCACTTAGATATGGAGCATAGGGATTTTTTTGAAAAACATCATAAAGGGGCTGCACAGAAATGAGTGAACTAGAGCTGGCTGAAAAGAAAAAGTACGACACGGTATGGCGAATGAAGGAATACAGGTTTATAAGCCCTGGTGAACTGTCTGTGGATAACTTTCTTAAATGGGCCGAAGCAGGAGGCACATTAGTAGACCTTGGTTGCGGGCCTGGCAGGGCGTCATTGATCTTGTCAAATAGTTACAAAATTACAATGTTAGACATTTCTGATAAGTGTCTTGATGAGCCTGTTAGAAACTCACTAAATGATAATTTAGTTTTTAAGCAGGCATGTTTATGGGACTTTACTTTGCCAAAACAGGACTATGGATATTGCTGTGATGTTATGGAGCATATACCAGAAGAAAAGGTAGATGACGTTCTTAATTGTATAGCGGCTTGCTGTGATACAGTTTACTTCCAAATACACCTAAAGGAAGACTGTGGCAAGTTTATTGATGAACCATTACACTTAACTATCAAGCCTACTCATTGGTGGCACGAAAAGATATTAGAGCGATACCCACTTACAGAAGCAGTAGAGAAGGCTAACGGTAGAGTGGCAACCTTTTATGCGAGGCGATAATGCCGTATTTCGACCCCAACAGAATCAGGGTGGCGATAAAAACAGAAAGCAATGACATTAATAAAAGATGCTCTCTGATGAAGGAATATAAGACAATATTTATGTCTATCCCAAAGGCTGCAAGCGCATCAATAAAGGACAGCCTTACTTGTGGGTATGAATTAGTCACAAAAGACGAAATTCTTAGGAAATACATGGCTTATAAAAAGGTGACTGTAGTCCGTAATCCATTTGAGCGGTTGGTTTCTGTCTTTAATTACTTCACAAAGAAGACGCATTATGATCTAAAGATTGATTTATCCAGTTTCAGTGCTTTTATACAGGCCGTTTATGATATGCCTGATGAGATTAGCAATTGTCATTATCGGTCGCAGGTTAATCTATTATCACAAGATAATATCTTCTTGCCTGATGTGGTGATTGATTTTAGCGAGATAGAAAAAGTTAAAGAATACCTGCCTATTGATGAATTAAGTCACAATAACCATACTCGCGCAGAGCATGGGCCTTACCAAGATTATTACACGCCAGAACTAATAGATTTGGTCAATAAGCGGTATACTGCTGATCTAAGGCAGTTTAATTACGGATTTGAAATATGACTTACCTTGAGATTATCAACGAGGTACTAGCTCGTTTAAGAGAGGATGAGGTTACGTCTTCGACAGAAACTACTTACTCCAAGTTAATTGGTAAGTTTGTCAATCAAGCCAAGCGAGAGGTAGAAGACTCTTGGGAATGGGTAGGACTTAGAAACACCATTCAAGCCACTACAGTCTCAGGTGACTATCGGTATTCTCTTGATGGAGTAAAAGAACGCTTCAAGATTAGCAGTGTATTTAACGATACGACTAACCGAGAGATATTCATCCGTCCTTCTGAATGGTTGAGCAAGCAATTCAATACAGCCCCTATATCCGGTGAGCCTCAGTTTTACGATGTCTCCGGTGTTGATGAGAGT